TTGTTCTTGTGAACCTCCAAAGGCAATAACTGAGTTATTCAATGCATCAAAGATACGTACTGCTTCAGGTAAATCACTAGTGATTGAACTAATCATGGTTACAGACTGCATGGCATCGTTCAACGTTGTCGGAAGTCCTAAAATACGATTTTCCAAATCATCCATTGAAGCATCGACAACACTTGTGTCAAATTTCATAGCTTGGAATGTTCGTCTTGAGTTGGCAATCGTGTCCATACGATTAATAGCGCCCGAAAACGATGTTTCAATCGTATTCATAAATCCACTAGTCGTGCGATACAAGGCACTATATCCAACACCTTGAACTAAGAAATGTCCTAGACTACCTAATGGATTATTGAAAAAGTTGCTTGCTAGATTGGTCATGGAACTACCAATCTTACTCATACTGTTTCCAAATTTTTGAATTCTTTGTGCTACACTCGCAATGTTATTCAATTGCGACATGACTTGTTGATAATCTTCTAGTCTTAACTCAAGGTCTATCCTATCGCTTTCAAGTTGTGCAGATTTCCTTGTTAATTCATCCAGTTCCTTTTGGATTTTATCTGCATCACCAAACTCGGCTTGTAAATCGAGTTTCTTTTTATTTAAAGCATCGATTTGCTTACTGATTTTTTTGTATTCGTTGTAAACATCCTGAAGCTCTCGCTTATCTTGCGTTAGGACTGCTTTTTGTCCTTGCAATAAAGATGATTGTTTCGTTAATTGAGATACCCAAGTGTTTTTTACATCGTCTGATAAAATATCTGAATAACGTATCTGAGCCTTTTGGTTACGGATATTTGCTAAAGCACGATCAATTTCTTCAATCTGACCTTTGATTCTTTGAAAAGACTGTGCATCGGATTCCAAAGTAATCTTTCGATTGTTTAGTTCTTTTAACTGAGAATCTAGTTTTGTGATATCAGACTTAACTTTCGTAAGATTCTTGGCTTGGAGGTCAACCTGTACTTTTTGTTTGTTTAGAGCTTTTATCTGTTGTTGAGCAGTTTTCGTATCTAATATCAGTTCTGCACCGACTCTAGGTTGAGACATTTTCTTCCTCCAATTCTTTTCTTGAATAGAATTTCACGGCATACCTATTGACCCTTGGTATTTTCTTTTTAGCCGTTCGGTTATAGCTCTCAATTTCTGAGTAAGCTTTTTCTTGTGCCTCGTTTCGATATATTCCGTATGCAACTAATAATTCAGAAACACCCCAACGATCAAGAATATCATTGGGGCGAATTTTCAATATTTTGGCAACATAATGAGCCATAAAAGAGTAGATATTCAAGTCTGCATCGTAGGTTTTTCGGTTATCGGTTTGATTACCACTCTCCTTTTCTGTTAATATCCAAAAACTGTTTCTGTTTCGTTGAAGATTTCAGGGTTGTTAACGATTGTTGCGTATAACGCATTTAACACAGAACCAGGTAGCATATGGTCTGCCAATACATCATCGATATTCAGTAAAGTTTTTACGAAATCATAGATAGCTTGTTGACCTTGTTCACCTGCCTGATTGTAAACATGAATCATTTCAATATTTGCCTGCGTTTTCATGACTTCAATTTCATCTTCTAACTGTTTATTTGGTTGAGAAAGAGTAATCTGTCCATCATCATCCTTTGTATATTCTGCACCTGCTTGTTTAAGCATTTCTTCAATCTGACTATTACGAGTATCTACAACATTTGTTAGAGCCGTGATAATTGGATAAATGCCTAAAGCCGATTCGACAAGTAACATATCTTTTCTAGGATTGATGTGAATATCTTCAAAATCGATGGTAAACATGATGTATTTACCTACTTTTTTAGCGTTTTTTGGGTACGCTTGAAGTTCTCCTTCTTCAAATCGAAACTTAATTTGGTAATCAACCTTTTTGACTTCCGTTTTATTTGCATCGCCTACGACTGCGAGATTGCCGTTATTTAAAACGGCATGAGGTGTATCATCCTCTCTCGCTTTTTCAAGACTTTTATTAATATCTAACCAATCATTGATTGTAAATTTGTCCATTATATTGCCTCCTTAGTTTGTATCGGTTTACAGGTATTCGCCTGCACGATTGTGTTTCATAACATGGAAGAAACTTCCATCCACATCACGTTGTACACTGACTGTGAATGATAATTCGCTATCACTGTTATTGATTGTCTGTGGGAATGAAGTAATCAATACATTTGGATATTCATGCACTTCAAATACACCATCAGATTGAACTTTTGAGTAAGACATTTGAACTCGTCTTTCGTTGATTCCGTTTTCTGTTGCTACGAAAGATTCAACTTCAGAAGCACGAGGATAAGAGATAATCACTGTCTTACCGACTAATTCTTCGTTGAAATATAAATATGAACCCTCGAAATCTACATTTGGATTTAGTTTAGAATTCACAACTTGGAATTGTCTTTCATCCAAATTCATCAAATTAGGGTGTTCAATGCGAGTTAAGATTGCATCGTTTACGTTACAAGCATCGGCTAATGAAGCGTAAGTGAATCCACATTTTTCAATGTATGCATCAGCAAGTTGTACTTCACCATATCCCTCATGGTCTGTAGAAGTGTTAACTGTTGCTTCAATCGTTGCGATGTAGTAACCTTCTGTTTTTTCCGTTCTCTGCATCAATGGGTTTAGCATGATAGCATTTGGTGTCCATGTAGAAGCAGTGATTGTACGTTCAACAGTCGTTGTTGAAGTGTCGTATTTAGCTCCTAAACACATTTCCTCTAATGCATCGATCGTGTCATCTCCCTCAATACCAGTTAAGCATCCAAGTTTGATAACTTCGTTATTTGCTAAATCGTCAATATCTTCAAAGAATGAGATTGAAGACATACCAACCATATATCCTGTCTGTTCTGCACTTGTTGAAGAAACTTCAGCTTTTACACGGATACCCTGAGTAGTTGCAGTCCATCCCTCTCCCTCTGTTTCTTCAGGAGCTTTTGCCAAGTCAACAGTAATTGGTTGATAACCCTCATGTTTAACAGATACAGTCTGTTTATAAACATCGGCATTTGTCATCGTACTGTCTTTGATATCTGCAATTGTTACGGCTAATTCATAATTTCCTGCGACTGGGAAGTCGATATACATGAACATAACACCTGCAGAAAATAAGATAGCGTTTGTTGATTTTGCGAATGTTGCACTAGCCGTATGTGTATAGCTAGAATCTGAACCATCATTGTTTGTAGAAATCATCAAAGTTCCTGAGTTTTTACATCCAAAGGATTCACAAACGTTAATCATGTCCTGAGGAACTGCCAAACGTGAATAAACTGGTGCAGTAGAACCTACATAATCAACATAGTTTTTTGTATTGATCTTTACACAAGAATCAATATCACGGCTTAAGTTGAATGTAACTTCTGCAGTCGTTTTATCTAGCTTGTTATAACCAACTTTGTTTGCTACGATTCGATTGATGTTACACTTTGACATTAGGCTTGTCCTCCTTTATTCTTTGCAATAACACGTGTCATGGCTTTTTCTGCTTTGTAACCACCATGTGCATTCAAAACGGACAACTTACGCTGGATAAAAGCGTTAACATCGGTTTTCTTAGTTGTTTTTTTGATAGCCATACTTTTCTCCTTTATTTGAATTTTTGTATAGCCCTTTCTACGAATGGGTCTCCACTCGTTGCTTTTGCCTTCTTTGCGAATACATCCTTACCATCTTCCTCCCAATGCAGGGATTTTTTTCTTTTAGGACGTACTTCTTTTCTTCCTTTCCAATACGCATTGGAATAATCAAATCCTGCCTTAGCTTTCAGTTGGTTTTGATCAATTCCAACGAAATACCTTGTATCGGATATCTTTTCTTTACACATACAACTTTTTAACGTTCCCTCTTTGCTATGGATTTCATTCCCCATAGTCTCTTTGAACTGTTCGGCTAGATCATCGAACTGTCCTTGAACTGCATCGATGCAAGCCTTAAGCAAATCAGTCTCGTTTGACAAAAGGGTGTATCTCCTCGTTGTTGTACGTGTAATGGTAATCTAATAAGAATTGTCCTTCCTTTTCGTTGACTTCGTATTCACGATTCAAAACAAATACCATAACTCTGCCACTTGGAAGTATCATTCTTTTTGTATATGAAATAGTGTTGGAAACACGAATTCTTGTACCACAAACTGGACATCCAGTTTTTTTTCGTTCGCCTTTTTCGCCTAAAAATTTAACAATCATACAACCATCCCTAAAAATCTATAGCTTCTTCCACAAAGGGAAATCGTTTCCAATTGTCTTTGGTATGCAATCAACAATGTTCGTTGGATATATTCTTCTATCGTATCAGGTTCAACTGGTGCTTTATTCTCTGTTTCATCCTCGCAAGTATCACAGTTACAATCGCATTGGTTGTATGCAATGAGATGTTGCAAGTAATCACAGAACACTGGAACAAGACACTGAGGTAAAAGTTCATATCCTGCCGTGTAACGAACAATGATTTTATGCAGTTTCTTACAATTACAAACATCGTTGATACCATAAGGCGATAAATCGATATATAGCTTGTTTTCGTACGCATTGAACGAGAAATCCTCGTCTGCAAGCTCTATCTCTTCAAAATGGATTCCATCTCGTGTTTGTAGAACAATTTGGATTGTTTCAGGTTTAACTTCTTTATAGTAAAGATTGGTAATCATCAATCCACCATCGCAATGACAAGAACGGATGAAGTCCACATCGAAGACCTCCTCTCTATCACTAGAGAGGAAAGTCTCACATGAACTGTTTTTCCAACACGTTATAGAACTGATTAAATCGACCAATTGCATGACATTCTTTT